ATAGAATTTCTTTAATGGATATGGTGGCTTTTCTTTTGTAATATACTCTGCAAGAGTGGAACGAAACAATTCTTTACCATACTTTTCTGTTGTAGAGATGAACAAAGACTTGTTCATTACTGGAAGTCCAGTATTGTCTGCACACTCTCTTAATAGTTCATATAGTTCTAGATTTATTTCTGTCTTATTACTCATGCAAAAAAATCCTCAAGTGTAGTCTGTGTGCCATAACTATCATCAATCTTTATTGAACTTACATCAGTGATAATCCGTAATGGTTCTATGAAAGACTTCTCAAATTGTAAGTCATAGTCGCAGGTTTTGTCAAGACCTAATCCTGTTGGTAGTTTTGTCAAAAATGATATTGATGTTGATGAATAGATGTTTGGACTTTTCATGTGTAGAAATTTAATCTTATCACCTTCTTGTATGAGAGGATACTTACTAATTAGATTGTTCTCTCTAAGAATGTGATTATAGAGTATTGCACCCTTTACATGAATGGGAGCTCCCTTCTTAAATAAAACTGTTCCATCAAACCATTTTTTAAGACCATTAACTGAACGAGGATAAGCAATATCCTCTGGAGGTAGGCTCATGAACTCTGATCTGAAATCCTGTATGAACGTGTTTAATTCTTTCTCATCACCTGTCATGATAATCTTGAGTGCTTGTTTAATCTTCTCACGACATGGTGCTGGTGTTGATGACTTAACTGCTTCGATACCCATGATTTTAAGTTTGGGTTCATCATAACGAACACCTTCAATATCCCAAGCATTGAGAATATATCTTTTCTTTGCAGTCCAAATACCCTTATCAGCAATCACCTCACGTTTCATCTGCATCTTTTGTTCATATGCATTTACATATTCAGCAAGTTCCTGATAGCACGAATCAATAAATGGTTCAATTTTTTCAGAGGCAAGCTTATCCAAGAAATTGACCACCTGTTCATTTGATGGTCGATTGTTGAATACTTTATTAACAAGTCGGTCAAAAGTAATGTACACCGAGTCTGTATCAGAAGCCAGAACGTAGTCCTCTCCTGTGGTATCAAGTATTTTATTAAGATATTCATTGATACTATTCTCAATCCATCGTATAGACAACTGACCAGAAGTAGTAATTGCTTCAGCAATGAGTAGATTATAATACCTAAACCAATTATTACCAATTGCACCATAAGCACTATTGAGTGCAATTTTTTTGGCCATTTGTATGTTGTTATATTTGGAAATGTCTTTAAGTAATCTTCGATCTTTAGTCTGCTCATATTTTTTCTTTGCCTCAATCATTAATCGTTTATACTTCACACGATCATCATACATTTTTTGCATAATCTCTGGCAAGAATCCCTTCTTGTCTGTTTTAAACAAAGCACCATTTGGTGTTAGTGCAACGTTTTTCAGTATTGATGTATCAACTTCTTTATTTAACAATTTGTCAACTGTCATACCATTAACTTTTTGTTCTCCAACTAAAGTCTCAGGTGAGATATTATATTGCATAATTAAATGTGGATATAGAGAATTTAAATCAAATGACATTACCCAATCATGCACACCAACTTGTGGGTCTTTTACATAAGCACCCTCAAACTTTTCAGATTTTTGTTTTGACTCTTTCTGTGGAATTACAATATTCTTTTTAATCAGTTCATTGTAAATAATCATATCCCAATACTTTACTGAACCAAGAACATCCATATAGTTAACCTTTGCTTCATAAGCCATAGTTAACAACAACTCAATTAGTTTCATCTTATCTTCAAGCTTGTCTACGATCTCTACGTCTTGAATATTATAATCAATGAACGATTGATAGTCTTTTATGTACCACTCTCTAAATGTCTCATATGGATTGTCATCTTTTCTTTCACCCAACTCAACGAACGCAATATGATCTAGTCGATACGATTCTTGATTGGTGTATGTAAACTTTCGATACAAATCATAGTAATCCAAGTGTGCAACACCTTGAATATCATACAACTGCATTTTACGACCTTTTTGAAATACCTCACGATCACTAACTCTGCCCCATGGCGATAGTCGATTGATTTGATCTTCATCTAAAATATTTTTAATACGATTACACACATAAGGTATGTCAAAGAACTCTGTGTTCCAACCAGTGATAATGTCTGGTTGTGTACGTTCCCAAAATGATAGAAATTCTTCAATAAGATGTTTCTCATTATTACATCTTACATAAACAACATCATCTCGATTGGTTTGATATTCGTCAACACCCCAAACTAGTATTTGTTTGTTCTGATGATTTTTAATTGTGATAGACAGTAGAGGTTCGATTGCTTCCTCTGGATTAGGAAAACCATTTTCACAGGCAACCTCAATATCAATAGTCACCATAATCAGTTTTTCAATATCCCAATCAACTACACCAGTGTAATTGTCTGATAGAAAACTGTATTGATATAATGTGTTACCCATTACCATGTGTGGCTGGTCTGAGTATTGTTTTACCCACTCACGAGCATCTTTAATGGTCTCATGTTGAATTGGTGCAACATTCCTACCATCTAAAGTTTTATAGCCTGTTTCTTTCGCAACTGGGCAGAATAGTGTTGGGGAATACTTTACTCTACGATTGATACGTTTACCATCTTTGTACTCTCGTAAAAGTAAATAGTTACCCCACGTTGATACGTTGGTATAAAAATTCATAAGTTATCATAATATATTTGGGCAAGTTTTGTCAAATGTTTTTTTGTTGATAGTCTTTTATTGCCGATTGAATTGCGTCTTCTGCTAATACTGAACAGTGAATTTTTACAGGTGGTAGTGCTAGTTCTTCAGCAATATCAACATTCTTGATTTGTTTTGCTTCGTCTAGTGTTCGACCCTTTACCCACTCAGTAAGCAGAGATGATGATGCGATTGCTGAGCCACAACCATATGTCTTAAATTTTGCGTCTACGATTACTCCATCATTATTCACTTGTATTTGAAGTTTCATTACATCACCACAAGCTGGAGCACCAACCATGCCAGTGCCCACATTCTTGTCGTCTTTGTCTAGACTTCCAACATTTCGTGGATTTTCGTAGTGGTCTAATACCTTTTCGCCGTATGCCATTTATTCTTCTCGTTTCTTACCAATGTTATATTTAGTTTCTAACTCCCATTCATTTTTTTCTTTGAATGGAATTATTTTAATTTGACTTAAAGGAGCTGACTCACCTTTACTTGTGAGTATGTTAACTAAACCCCATTCCTCAAGTAAACTAGCTATTGTATTACGTCTTGCAATATCATTTTCACTAATGTCAGTTTGCTTACCATCTAGTGAAAACAACTCTTTAAAATGTACAATGTAATAACGGCCCTGTTTGTGTAATATGTGGCATGATTGGTATAATTTTTTTTCTTTTCTAGACGCCACTCCAATACGAGACAGTGTTTCTCTTATCTTGAGAAAATCATCTGGCTCGTTTAGTTTTACTTCAAGCATACTATCCATTTTTTCCACCCTTGTTCAATCTATCCTTGATAAATTGTATTTGTTCATCATTGAGTACATCAAGAGCGGACTTTGCTTTTTCATTGTTGTATCCATAATACTCTTTAACATACTGTAAGTTTGTTACCTTACTCGCCTTCAACCAAGCAGTGTATCTTTTACGAGGTCTAAGAGTATTTAGAAGAAAATCAAATTGTAACTTATTGTCGAGGTGAGATCGCATGTTTATCTCATTTACAAACTGTATTGTATCTGGAAATGGTGCAAGACACTTATTGACAATAAATGCTGGATACTTTTTTGTCCATGCTTCATCTTCACTATCCATCAATTTCTCTTTAGTCGTATTGATGGCATTTAGATATTCTTTTAGTTCATACATCTTTTTTATCTCTTAGTTTTTCTTTTTCTAAACTGAGTTTATCTTTAAAACTTATCACATAAGCTGCACCTGCTAGAATGGCAACGGCACCTGCTTCTGCAAGAAGCATCAGTGGGTCTGCTTCCTTACTATGAAGAACAATAAGTCTACACAATGCTGTCATAGCAATGATGATAGGTAGTGTAACAGGAATTCGATTACTAACGTAAAAGGCACCAACCATACCAATAATCTCAGCGTATATAAACAACAGAAATAAGTCACCCAGTTCCACTTTTAGATTTAAAATCATGTGATAAACATCTATACCAGCCGCAAACATTGTTAGTGTACCTATGACTGCTAGTAGAAGTTTTTCACTCCACAATGTTGTCCAGTGTAGTTTTTCATTTGTGATTTTCATCTTTGTAGAATTTAGATATTCTTTTAGTTCACGCATCTTTTTTCTTACACTTAAAAACAACACATGTTCTTAATTCATAGCACTGTCGTGACACTGGCATTGCTTGGTGTGGTAGAACTGCATCAAATACAGCAATTCGATTACCAACATAATCTACATACTGTGGTAGATATGGTGACTCAACCAGTGTACCACCAGCCCATTCTTTTTTCCAATCCAGTCTTGGATAGTAAATGACTGTAACGTCACCATCATCTGTGTGTAGGTGTGGTTCAATACCATGCGTATGTGCGTTCATGTAAATACGAATATAATCATAGTCTGATAAATATTTTGATCGTATTGTTTCCCAAAGTTGTGGAATGTAATCAAATCCATTTGAATTACATTCTTCATCATCATGACCACATAAAACATGCCAGTGACGATTAACTCTATTGGCATGTGATTTGTAATTATATTTCCATGACACATCTCTCATTTGCAGGTCTATGAGTTCTGCCACATGTGGTTCTAATACATTATCATATACTTCTAACATCTATTTTAAATAGTGAACATCTGCAAGTTTAGCACCAGAGGTTCTTACTATTTCCTTCTTTTCATTTGCTTCATTAATCCAATAAAGTAACTTTTTGATTGCCAGTTTGAACTGTCATTCCATCAGTGCTTAAAAAGTCCTCGTTTTTTTTCTCTTGTATTCTCTTTTGATGAATTTCAATAAATCTAGATATTACTTTTATGTTTTGAGTAATCCAATGTCTAGATGTTGTTGAACAGTCGGGCCCAAGTATTTCACCATTTCTGTTTACCTCGTATTGTCCTATTGGATATTTTTCATTACTCCAACCATCACAACCTTCGGGTAATAGCGTTATTAACTGTATTGTCATTTTTTTCTCCTACTTAAACTTTACTTGAGCCATGATCTCAGTTAGACAGGCAAGCATATTGATTTCTTGGTCTGCAACAAAGGCAGATTTGTACGAATAATCGGCAATAATAACTACAGCATGAGGTATGGTTGATGGGTCTAATACTTCATACAATGAGTCATATATTTTTCGATAAACACGAGATGGGTCGTTATCTAGATTGTTAACAATCCACTTTCGTACTTGAGTAAACTCTTTTTCCTTGAGAGATGTCATTAGTTCATTTATACTCACATCAGACAAGTTCACAAGTATACCACTATCTATTGTTCCCGAAACAGAGTATCTTTGTATCTCATTCAACACTCTACGCCAATCGGGAAAGAACTTCATAACCAACTCAATCAAAACCTTCTTATCATAGTTCACGTTTTCGTTTACAAGAATGTTCTCCAAACGTGTAAGAAAAAATGATGCTAGTTTAGGTTTCTGTTCAGTTGGAATAGTAAACTCAACCACTGAACAACGTGAATGTAGTGGTTCGATTAACCTGTTTTTGTAATTACAAGTTAGTATGAACCCACAGTTACGATGAAATTCTTCCATGAAACCACGAAGTGCTGGTTGAGTTGATTGTGGATTTAGATAGTCGGCCTCATCAAGAATGATATATTTTCGACCACCCTCAAGTGATACTGTAGATGCAAAGTTTTTAATCTTGGTGCGAAGTACATCAATACCTGATTCCTCAGAACCATTTATCATCATACTTGTTGCTCCAATTTCATCTAGTACCGCCTTTGCAATTGTAGTTTTACCCACGCCAGGCCCACCTGATAGAATCAGATTAGGAACATGTTTGTCATTAACAAATTGTTGAAATGTATCCTTTAGATCACTAGGAAGAATACAATCACTGACACTAGTTGGGCGATATTTCTCTACCCATAAAAATGTTTCCATAATATTCTCCTAAGCTTCGTATGTTGAATCAGGTTCTAATGCAATCCAATACTCTACTTGTCCATTCTTAAAATGACTAATGTTTTTAGATGATACTGCCACAGTATAGTCACCATCAATTAGTTTAAGATTTTCAACCTTAAAATAGAATCTATAGTTATCACTGTTTGTGCCGTTTGTATCAACATCTAAAGAATAAGTATTTGCAGTATCATTCTTTTTATCACAAACAGATAACATTACATCTTGACCTTGTTGAGTTAGTGACATATCTGGAGCTCCAATCACACCAGCAGCTCGTTTGAGTTTTGTTAAGTCACTACTCTTTAAATTAAAACTAACCTCAGTCTCAGGCATTGTAATAGATTTACTTGGTGTTGTTACCACTGATGGGTCAGAATAGAAATACTTCAAAGCGTTGTAGTTGTTGTTTTCCTCAACGATTAAAACAGAGTTTTCTCCAAACTGTAATAGTGGATTACTAAACAATGATAGGGAAGATAGAAACTCATTAAGATCATAGATTGCAATCTCTTTAGGAAAAGTTTCTTCAACCTCTGCCTGTGCCACAATGTTTTTCATGGCAGACATGGTGGTTAATGTATTGCCCTCACGAATCAAAAGATTTTGATTGATTGTGGCAAAGTTCTTTAGAACACTAATCGTGTTTTCACTTAATTTCATAATTACTCCATAATAAAGAGGGGAGCTGCATGCTCCCCATACAATTTACTTAACTTCAATTACTCTTGGCTTCTTTTCTTCTGGCACAATCTTTTCCATGTGTACTACTAGCAAACCATCTTTTAGACTTGCGTCTTTCACCACTACGTCATCTGCAAGAGCAAACTCACGAGTGAATTTACGTTTTGCAATACCTTGATGAATTACATTTTCATCTACATCATTGGTTTCATTAGTAGACCTTACAGTTA